CTGATGTTCCTGATGTTACACAAGGTGATAAAATAGTTGTTGATGCAATCACTACCAATAAAGGTAATACTCTTACGCCTGAAACAACTTTTTTTATCAAAACAGTAGAGCCTGATAATACAGGTTATGTCAGCGTAATACTGGAGAAAGTCTAATGTCCCAATATAGGTTAGAAACAGAAGAAGATATGAGTGCTTACCTAGACATAAATTTTGGTCATGGAGTAACTGCTACATATACAGTAGGTGGATCATCCTCAACAATTAATATAATTATAAATAACGAGTATGTTGAACAAGTTGAGGGAACAGGTGTTGAAGCACTTAAACCTATTGCATATTGTAGAAGTATAGATGTTCCAAGTGTTGCATTTGGTAATACTCTTAATGTATCAGCTATTAAAGATGTTGATGGTAATACTTTGAAAGCAGCACAAAATTACACTATTGTTAATGTGCAATCAGATAGAACAGGCTTTTCTGCATTGATGTTAGAGGAAATATAGTGGCAAATCATATTAGACAACAGATAAGAGAAAGAGCAGGTACAGTTTTAACTGGTTTAACTACTACTGGAAGTAATGTATTTGAAACTAGAATTTATCCTTTAGAAAATACTAACCTACCAGCATTAGTCATATATACCAAAGATGAAACTTCTGAACCTATAGTTATAAGTACAAATAGGTTAATGAGCAGAGAATTAGAATTAATTATTGAAATATATGTAAAACAAACAAGCAACTTTGATGATGAAATTGATAAGATATGTAAAGAAGTTGAAATAGCTATAAGTGCTGATACAACATTAAATGGACTTGCAAAAGACTGTTTTTTACAATCAACAAGTATAGAATATAATACAGAGGGAGAACAACCATTGAGTTTTGCTGTTCTCACATTTTTAACTAACTACTATGTACAGGAAACGGCTCCTGATGTAGCAGTTTAACGAGGTATAATTATGAAAATGATTTCACCAAATGGTAAAAGTTCAATCGAAGCTCACCCTGATAGTGTTGAGTATTTATTGAGTAAGGGTTGGAAAGAAGAAGCAATCCCATCGAAAGATAAACCTAAATCTTCTTCTAAAACTAAAAACGAGGAATAAATATGGCAACTCACTTAGGAAAAGAGGGAACAGTACAAGTTGGCTCTAATGCTATTGGCGAGATTAGAGGTTTTAGTATAGATGAAACTATTGATACTGTTGAAGATACTTCAATGGGCGATGCTTCAAAATCTTACTTAGCTTCTATCAAAGACTTTAGTGGATCAGTTGATGTGCTTTATGATGAAGCTGATACAAATGGTCAAACTGCATTAGCAGTAGGTTCATCTGTAACATTAAACTTTGCACCTGAAGGAACGGCTAGTGGCGATGTCAAGCTAACTGGTACTGCTATAGTAACTGGTAAATCTATAACATCATCTTTTGATGGTTTAGTAGAATCTACTATTACTGTTCAAGGTACTGGTGGTCTTACAACTACTACATACTAATTATGTCAGCGATAGATAATGCAAAAAATCATTACAACAGCATAGAAACTAAAGTTATTGAAGTTCCTGAATGGGGTGATGGGGATGGAAAACCTTTAAAAATTTTTTCCAAACCTATCACTCTTAGGGAAATGAAAAGATTTATGCATCTAGCTAAAGATGATGAGGTAGAAATGCTTGTCTATGTTTTAATTTATAAAGCATTAGATGAAGCAGGAGAGAAAATTTATACAGTAGAGCATAAAAATGATCTACTTAATAATGTTGATAGTAGTGTATTAGTGAGAGTGGCTACAGAAATTATGGGTAATATTTCACAAGGACAAATGCAAAAAAAGTAGTTGAAGATAAGCAATTATATTCAATGTATGCTTTAGCTGAAAGATTGCATAAAACTGTTGGTGAAATTGAACAAATGCCCTTAGAGGAATTTAATGGTTGGATTGCTTATCTAAATATACAAGCAGAGGAAATGAATAAACAAAATGGCTAGATCAGATATAAAAGTTAGAATACTTGGTGAAAACAAGACTGGTGCTGCTTTTAAAAAGTTTAGAGGTGATGTTGATTCTACTAAAAATGCTATAGCAAGTTTAAGAAATCAAATTATAGCTGCTTTTGGTGTCAGAGAGATTATCAGAGCAGGTGATACATTTGTTAATGTACAAAATAGGATGATGGCTCTTTCAGGATCAGCAGAAAAAACTGCTGGTGCTATGGCTCACATGAAAAGAATTGCAAATGAATCAAGATCAGATTTTGATGCAATAGGAACTCTGTTTACAAGATTAACTATAGCAACGCAAGAATTAGGTGTTTCACAAAATGATATAGCAAAAGCAACACAAACAGTAGCGAATACCTTTGTTATTGCTGGTGCAGAATCATCTGAAGCTGCTAACTCTGCAAGACAGTTAGCTCAGGGTTTAGCTTCAGGAGCTTTAAGAGGAGATGAATTACGATCCGTAATGGAAAATAATGTCATACTTTCAAACTTACTAGCAGATGGATTAGGAATAACTATAGGTCAACTTAGAGATTTTGGTAAAGAGGGAAAACTTACAGCACAAGCTATTTTACCTATTCTTATCAATTCGGTTGATGAAACTACAAAAACAGTTCAAAACATGGACTTAACCATAGGTCAGTCAATGACTTTATTAAGAACTAACTTCACTACTCTTATTGGTGAGTTTGAAAATGCTACAGGTGTTTTTGGTAAAAGTGCAAACGCTGTAGGTATTTTAGCTAATAATTTAGAAATTCTTGGTGGCATTGTTACAGTCTTAGCATTTACAGCAATACCTAAATTAATCTCAATGCTTAATGGTTTAAGAATAGCTATGTTAGCAAATCCAGTAACAGCTTTTGCTGTAGGTTTAACAGCAGTAGTTTCAGCTATACAAATAGCAACAAAAGAAACTAAAACACTTGATGAACAAATTGCTGATCTTGATAAAAGAATACAAGATGCACAAGCTACAGGAATGATCGAGGTTACAGATGGCGTACAAATAAAACTTACAGAAGAACATTTAGCAGTTCTTTTAAGAAACAGAGATGCACTTATAGAACTCAAAGAAGAAGCAGATGCAGGTGGAGAATCTTTTTCTAATTTCAATCAAAATTTAACAGATTTTAAAGAGCAAGTCGGAGAATCAATACAGGTAGTAAAGACTTTTGCTGAAACAGTACAAGGACAACTAACAAACGCATTTCAAAAGTTTTTTGATTTCACTTCAAAACAATTTCTTGATTTTCAAGATTTAGCAACTGGTGTGGCTAGAGCAGTTTTAAATGAGTTAATAAATGTTTTTATTGTTCAAAAGTTAGTAGGAATGATTAGTAACAGTCTTACAGATTTTGGTGATTTTCTAAAAGATGATGGTTCTACTTCAAAAGCAGCACAACTTACAAGCTCTTTATTTAATGGTGATGGTGGTGGTTATACAGGCATGGGAGCAAGAGCAGGTGGTATAGATGGTAAAGGTGGTTTTCCTGCAATATTACATCCAAATGAAACTGTTATAGATCATACAAAAGGACAAGGTATGGGAACTACAGTCAACTTTAATATATCAACAGTAGATGCAGCAGGTTTTGATCAACTCTTAGCATCAAGAAAAGGTTTGATTACAAGTATTATAAATAATGCTATGAACAATCAAGGTAAAATGGGAGTTGTATAATGTCAGGTGCTTTCCCAACAAATCCATTATTTACAGCTTTAAATTTTCAAGACAATAGACCAACGCTGTTAAATCAAACACTATCAGGTAAAAAACAAGTCAGACAAATTGGTTCACAATACTTTTCATTTACAGCACAAATGCCACCCATGCAACAAGAAAAAGCTATGGAAATATTTGCATTTCTACAAAAACAAAAAGGTTCTTTTGAGGATTTTACAATACAAGCACCATTAGATAATTTAGGTGCATCAAAAGGTGAAACAGATATTCTAGTTGCTGGTTCTCATACTGCTGCTGATGCTTCTATTGCTCTTGATGGATTTACTGCAAGTACAACTGGTGCTTTGAAAGCAGGTGATTTAATTAAGTTTGCAAATCATTCAAAAGTTTATATGGTTCAGAGTGATATTGATTCAGATGGATCGGGTGCATTAACTGTTTTAATATCACCAAATTTAGTAGCTGCTCTAGCAGATAATGAAGCTGTAACTGTAAATAAACCAAGTTTTACTGTATATCTTGAAAACAATGAAATAGTGTATTCAACAAATGCTAGTGGTTTATATACTATTTCATTTGATGTTAGAGAGGTTATAACCTAATGCCTAGAAGTTTATCAACTGCTTTACAAACACAAGTATCATCAACAGCAACTAAAACAGCTTTTTTAGTTGAACTTAATTTATCATCAACAATAAGACTTACTGATTATTATACTAATGTTACTTTTGATTCTAATACTTATGAGGCTGGTGGTTCTTTTTTAACAGTTGATGCAACTGCTGAAACAGGGCAATTACAAGTAGATGAAATAAATATAGGTTTTTCTAATATTACAGATCAAGTTAGGTCTTTAGTGCAAAGTGGTGCATTTACAGATAAAGAAGTAGAAATACATTTAGCTTACTTTGATACTAACGAAGCTATTGTAGGTGCTATAAATTATTTTACAGGTCAGATAAGGAATGTATCTATACAAGAAAATATAAATGATTCTGTTCTTAATATGATTGTTGCTAGTCATTGGTCAAATTGGAATTTAACAAAAGGCAGACATTTTTCAGATGAATCTCAACAAGCATTTAGTAGTGGTGATAAAGGTATGGAGTTTGCCACCCAAGTTAAAGAAGATGTTAGGTGGGGGCAATAATGGGTGTTTTTAGTGCTATTGTTGGATTTTTCAAAGCAGTAGGAACAGCTTGGAAAGCTGCATCTGCATTACAAAAAATAGGTTACGCAATACAAGCTATAACACTTGCTGTTGGTGTTAAAGGTTTTTTACAAGCAAGACAAATGTTGGCAAAAGGTCAAGACATACTTGCTAATAAAACATCTGCTGGTGGCAAGTTACCAGTCATTTATGGAACTCGTAGAGTTGGTACACAAATTATTTACATGGACACTAACGCTAATGATTCAAGAGATTTGTATGTTGTGTATGCTTTAGCTGTAGGAGAATGTGAAGAAATATTAGGAAGAACAATAGAATTAGATGGCAACCCTCTATATGATTCTGCTAGATTTAGAGATGGTGGTTATATAGGTTCAGATAAAATTTCTTCAGGATCAGGTTCTCTTAATACTGTTTCACAAAATGGTACTGGTATAAATGCTGGTGCTGGTGGTTTTGGAACTTCACCAACATCTAAATACAGATATGTTATGAACTTACATCATGGAGCAGCTACACAAACTGCTGATCCTATGCTTGTTGCTTCTATGTCTAATTGGACTTCAGCACATAAACTAAATGGAGTTTGTTATATAGCAGCACACTATGGTTATGATAAAGAGGGTATTTGGTCAGGTGTTCCACAATTAACAGTACAAGTTAAGGGTAAAAAGGTTTTTGATCCTAGAGATGGCAACCAAACTTTTGGAACTGTATCAACCTATAAGTGGTCAGATAATCCTGCATTATGTTTTTTAGATTACATAACAAATGATGAATATGGTAAAGGTTTGCCTATAGCAAAAGTCAACACATCTACATTTTCTACTGCTGCTAATATTGCTGATACTTTAGTCGATCAACCATTTTTTAATGGTTCAGCACAAGCTCTTACATGGAGTGGTAGTAATGGTGATGATTTTATTAGCGTATTAGGAGCTAATGCTAATAGAGATTGGTTTCAAAATAAAATAGGAGAACAAATAACATTAATTAATTCTTCAGGCACAACTATCTTGGATAGTAAAAATATAAAAGATATTAGGCGTGATGAATTTTTTGATAATACTGAAGATTATAGAGTTTATGTAGATGATACATTAGGTGCTGATTATTCTTCTAATACAGGTACTTATCTTGTAAAAACAAAAAGATTTCATTGTAATGGCTACTTAGATGCAAATAAAACTGTTATGGATAATGCCAAAGAATTACTTGCAAATATGCGAGGTATATTTCTTTATGTTGATGGCAAATATGAACTACAAATAGAAGATACAGGTTCTTCTACATTCAGCATTACAGATGATCATGTCATAGCTGATGCTGGTATATCAGTTGATTATGGCAATAAAGATCAAAGAGCTAACAAGGTGATTATTGAGTTTTTTAATGCTAATAAAAAATATGAATTAGATACTGCTATAGTTCTACATTCTGCTACAACTGATGCAAATGATTTTACTTCTGATGATGGTGGTGAAGAACTAGAAATAAAAGCAGAGTTTCCTTATGTAACTGATCCTTATATTGCACATAATATGGGTAAGGCAATTTTAACTAGAAGCAGAACCCAAACTACTATACAGTTCTTAGGAACGCCTGAAATGTATAAACTTAATGTGGGTGATATTGTTTCATTTACTTATTCAGGTTTAGGATTTAGTGGCAAGGTATGTAGAGTTGAAGCATTAGAACTTCAATCAGATGGTTTAGTATCTGTAAGTCTAATAGAATATTTTGATGTATATACATGGGAAGTACCAGCACAAGAACCAGTAGAAGAACTTGCAAACTTACCATCTGCTTATGCAGTAAAAGCACCAACAGGATTAGCATTTACTGATACTGATTCTAGTTCTACTGGTAGACCTTTTTTAGCTTGGAATGAGCCAACTGATTTTCCAAATTATCAATATAGAGTAAATGTTGTTGATGCTTCAGGCAATCAAGTTGTAAATAAAATTGTTGATATAGAAAATGTTGATCTAATGTTTATACCAAAAGGTACAAACTATGTTGCAAGTGTTTCATCTTTAAATCCATTAGGTAGTGAATCAACTCCAGCTACATTAACATTTACAGTTGGAGATGAACCAACAGTAGCTACAGATATTAAAGATGGATCAATAACAAGTGGTAAAATAGCAGATGATGCAGTAACTACAGCAAAAATTATAGATGATGCTGTTACAAATGCCTTAATAGCAAGTGATGCAGTTAATCAAGATAGTATTGCAGCTAATGCTGTTACAGCTTCAGAAATAGTTGCAGGTACAATAACCACTTCAGAAATAGCTGCATCAACAATAGTTTCTGCAAATATAGCATCAAACACAATAGTTGCAGGTGATATAGCAGCAGGTACATTAACATCAGCTTCAGGAGTGTTTGGAACAATATCTGCTGATGATATAACTACAGGAACTTTAAATGCTTCTAATGTAACAGTATCAAACCTAAATGCAGATAATATTACAACAGGAACTTTAAATGCTAATAATCTACAAATTGATGATGTGACTATTGATACAGATGGAAGTGGTAATTTAATTGTAAAAACTGGTGGTGTAGGTACAACACAAATAGCAGATGATGCTGTTACAGATGCAAAGGTAAATAATTTAAGTGCTAATAGCATTACAACTGATACTTTAGATTCTGCAAGAATTAATGTTGATACCCTAAATGTAAAACATTTTGCAAATGTTTCAGCAGACATAATAGCTCATACAGGATCAGGAGTTCCTTTATCAGTCTTTGGCTCTGCTTTTCAAAGAGGTTCAACAGACTTTACAACACAGACCACATCTACAGGTAACTTCTTACCTTTGGCAATAAGTAATGTAAGAAATAATGCAAAGTATCAAGCAATATTTACAGGTGTTCTTGGTGATAATACAGGTATTTTTGTAGAATATTCTGTTGATGGTGGTTCTACTTATGCACAAGCAGCAGGTGGCATACAAGATATAGACATGGATGCAGGTACATTTAGAACTTATGTTTTTGTTTATAGTGGCACGATAACAGGATTAGGTTCTAGTGCAACAACTACAAACTGGCGAGTAAGATTTGTAACAAAACATAGAAGCACATATTTAAGTTTATATGTGTTTATAGATAATACACAATAATGAAATATACAGATTACACAATATATAAAATAGCAACAGGAGATATTGTTTCTAATGGAACTACTAATTGTGAACTTAATGCATTGATACTTAACAATGATGAATCTATTATTAAGGGTGTTTATAAAATTGATAATTATAAAATTATAGATAATCAACCAGTAGAACAAGTTATTGATTTTTGGATAAATGTTAGAAATGCAAGAAACAGATTATTAATGGAATGTGATTGGACACAATTAGAAGATGTACCTAATACAACAAAAATAAAATATAAAGAATATAGACAAGAACTAAGAGATTTACCACAAACTTATAATCAAGTAGATAATATTGATGATGTTATATTTCCATCAATACCTGAATGATTTAAGATATACAAGAGGATTTAGATATGGCTCAACATGATTACAACATAGCAAACCAAACAGGTGCTAACTTTAGAACTGATTTAAACAATGCTTTATCTGCTATTTCATCAAATAATAGTGGTTCAAGTGAACCATCAACTATGTATGCTTATGAATGGTGGATTGATACATCTAGCAATGTTTTAAAATTAAGAAACAGTAGCAATAATGCTTGGATAACAATGCCATTTAGCATAACTGCTGATAACACAATAGATATAAATGCTGGAACTGTTAATGGTATTACATCATTTAGTTTTAGTTCAGGATCAACAGTAACTTCTATATTAGATGAAGATAATTTAGCTAGTGATTCTGCAACAGCATTAGCAACGCAACAATCAATTAAGGCTTATGTTGATAGCCAAGTTACAGCACAAGACCTAGATATTACAGATGGTTCTTCTACTATTGCTATTGATCTTGATTCTGAAACTTTATCACTCTTGGGTGGTACTGGTGTTACATCAACAGCTTCAGGTAATGGCGTAACTTTCTCTATAGGTCAATCTGTAGGCACTTCAGACAATGTAGTATTCAATCAGGTTACAGGTGCATTAGTTGGTAATTCTTCTACTGCAACTGCATTAGCTACAGCTAGAACAATATCAGGAGTAAGTTTTGATGGAACTTCAAATATAACTTTAGATACAGATAATATAGGTGAGGGATCAAGTAATTTATATTATACAAACGCTAGATTTGATACAAGACTTGCAACTAAAACTACAGATAATTTAACAGAGGGATCAAGCAATAAATACTTTACAAATGAAAGAGTAGATGATCAGGTCAATACATTATTAACAGCAGGTGCAAATATAAGTCTTACTTATGATGATACTGCTGGAACATTAACAATAGCGAATACTAATAGTGCTGATATAACTTCTGTAGTAGCAGGAGATGGTCTAACTGGTGGTGGTACAGCAGGAGATGTTACATTAGCTGTTGGCGTAGATGATTCTTCAATAGAAATTAATTCTGATGCACTAAGAGTAAAGGCAAGTGGTATTACAAACACTATGTTAGCTGGTTCTATAGCAAATGCTAAATTAGCTAATTCAAGTATTACTGTAAATTCACAAGCTATATCTTTAGGTGGATCACATACATTTGATACAGATGATATTGGTGAAGGTTCTAGTAATTTGTATTTTACAAATGAAAGAACTGATGATCGAGTTGCAACATTAATACAAAATGGAACTGGTATAAGTTTTACTTATAATGATGGTGCTGGAACATTAACACCAGTTATAACGCTATCACCATTTGATACTGATAATTTAAGTGAGGGTTCAAGTAATCTTTACTATACAGATACAAGAGCTAACTCTGCTATAGATGCTAGAGTAACAAATACATTTATAAATAATTTATCAGGTGTCGTTGCTGATACAGCTACAGCACTTGCGACTGGTAGAACAATTGGACTATCAGGAGATGTAACAGCTACAGGTGTTAGCTTTGATGGTACAGGTAATATAACCTTATCAACAACTATTGCAGCAAACAGCGTAGCTCTTGGAACAGATACTACAGGCAATTATGTTTCAACTATAGCGGGTACAACTAATGAAATAGATGTATCAGGTTCAGGGAGTGAAACTGCAACAGTAACAATAGGACTACCTGATGATGTTACTATAGCAGGTAATCTAACAGTTAATGGTACAACCACTACTGTTAATTCAGATACTTTATCTGTAACTGATCCTTTAATTAAATTAGCAAAAGCTAATAGTGGTGCTGATTCACTAGATATAGGTTTTTATGGATTGTATGACACTTCAGGATCGCAAGATTTATATGCAGGTTTATTTAGAGATGCTAATGATTCAGGTAAGTTTAAACTATTTAAAGATTTACAAGTAGAGCCAACAACGACAGTTAATACTTCAGGAACAGGTTATGCAGTAGGAACTCTTGTTTCTAACCTAGAGGGTAATGTTACAGGTAATGTTACAGGTAATGTAACAGGCAGTTCAGGAAGCACAACAGGAAATGCTGCAACAGCTACAGCATTAGAAACAGCTAGAGCAGTAGCATTATCAGGAGATGTAGTAGGTACTGCAAACTTTGATGGAACAGCAGGGATATCTATATCTACAACCATTCAAGCTAATTCAGTTGCACTTGGAACAGACACTACAGGAAATTATGTTGGAACAATAACAGGTGGTACAGGCATTACATCAACAGGTGCTACTTCAGGTGAAGGTATAGCACATTCATTATCAGTAGATGCTGCTCAAACTCAAATAACAAGTGTTGGTGCTTTAGATGGTGGATCAATAACTTCAGGTTTTGGAAGCATAGATGTTGGTTCTTCTGCTATAACAACA